TCTGGTCTTATATGTATTGGATCTGCTCAAAATACTACTTTTCGATTTTCTATTCCCGATAACGTAACATCAAATCGTATTGTTAATAAAGTCGTGAATGGTGTTAGTAAAGCATTTGCACAATTTGATAATGATATTGTCATATATGAGGGAACTTACTTAACAAGACAGTATGAAGTCGATGCATCAACTGATTTAAGGTATATTATTGATAGTCCGAATATTGATACATCCACATTAAGAGTTTATGTCGCTAATAACACTGATATAACTATAGGAAGAAAATTTTCACAGGTTGACAACATATTAAACCTCAATAAAACCTCAGAAATATATTTGATACAGGAAGTTCAAGACGAAAAATACGAAATATTGTTTGGAGATGGATTTTTTGGTAAAAAGTTGGAAAATAGGCAAATTATCACTGCAACCTATATTGTAACCGATGGTGAATCTGGTAATGGTCCTTCTGAATTTAGTTTTCAAGGAACATTTAATGATCAAAATGGAAATACACTAAGTCCATCTGATAATGTAAGTATTACTACCACTAGAAATGCCTCTAATGGGTCAGAACAAGAAGATGTATCCTCTATTAAGTATTTTGCACCAAGACTTTACTCAGCACAATACAGAGCGGTTACACCAAGAGACTATGAAGCCATAATCGCTACAATTTTTCCCCAAACTGAGTCTGTTGCAGTTGTTGGAGGAGAGGAATTAGATCCACCCCAATTTGGAAAAGTGCAAATTAGCATAAAACCAAAAAATGGTACTTTTGTGTCAGATTTTGATAAAGTGCAAATTAAAAATAAATTGAAAAAATTTGCAGTTGCTGGTATAAACTCTGAAATCGTTGATTTGAAGATATTATTTGTTGAAATTGACAGTAACGTGTACTACAACCCCGCATCTGTGGCATCAGAGGTAAATTTACGATCTGAGATTATTGCAGCATTAAATTTATATGCAAAAAATGTAGAAATTAACAAATTTGGTGGAAGATTTAAGTATAGTAAAATAAATCAACTGATTGATCGTGTGGATGACGCAATTACATCAAATATCACAAAGGTTATTATCAGAAGAGACCTAAAGGCACTTTTAAATCAATTTGCTCAATATGAATTATGCTTTGGAAATCGTTTTTACATAAATCCTGCAGGTTTTAATATTAAGAGTACAGGTTTTACAATTAGCGGATCACCGAAAATAGCATATCTAACAGATATTCCAAATAAAGATGCGTCAGGTAATCTAGATAGTAGTATGAAAGGAACAATTAGTGTTGTTAGTAAAAATGAAAATGGTGAGCAAGTTGTTCTTGTAAAAGAAGCTGGTGGAGTGGATTATAAAAAGGGTGAAGTGATACTCAATACAATTAATTTTACATCAACAGTCGCTGCAAATAATTTAATTGAAATACAAGCGTTTCCTGAATCAAATGATATTGTTGGATTAAAGGATTTATTTGTTAGTTTTGATGTTTCTAATAGTAGCATAAATATGAGGAAGGACGTAATTGCATCAGGAGAAGATGTTTCTGGAGTTGTATTCACAAGAGATTACTTTACCTCAAGTTACTCAAACGGGGTTTTAGAGAGGAAATAATTTATGTCACAAATTGACAAAAGAATAAAAGTAAACACGATTATTGAAAATCAGTTACCTGAGTTTGTTCTCTCTGATTTTCCGAATGTTTCAGAATTTTTCAAACAATATTATATTTCACAAGAATTTCAGGGAGGTTCTGGTGATTTAATTAATAATTTTGATCAATATCTAAAAGTAGATAATCTTGTTCCAGAGGTTGTTGTAGGTACTACTACACTTACATCTTCAGTTGATATATCAGATAATGTTATTAACGTTTCTACCACTAAGGGGTTTCCTAAAGAGTATGGGTTATTAAAAATTAATGATGAGATAATAACTTATACTGGTATAACAACAAATACTTTTACTGGATGTATTCGTGGATTTAGTGGTATCACAGGTTACAATGTTGGAGTATCGTCATCATTATTAGAAGTAAATAAAGAAAAATTAAAATTTGAAAAGACTTCAGCGTCAACACATGATAATAATTCTTCTGTAACAAACTTATCTGTTTTATTCATACAAGAATTTTACAAAAAACTTAAAAAAACGTTTTTGCCTGGTTTAGAAAAAAATGATTTTACCGAAAAACTTGATGTTGGTAATTTTATTAAATTTGCAAGATCATTTTATCAATCAAAGGGTGTAGAAGAATCCATACGTATATTATTCAAAGTTTTGTATGGTGTAGAGGCAAAGATATTAGACTTAGAGAATAATTTAATAAAACCATCAAGTTCAGAATTTATAAGAAGAGAAGTCGTAGTTGCGGATGTCATAACTCCTGGTGGTTTGCCACAAAATCTTATTGGACAAACAATTTTCAAATCTGATGATCTTAATACAAGTGCCTCTGTTTCTGAAGTAGAAATATTTACTAGAGAGAGTAAATCTTACTTCAAGATGTCTTTATTTGTAGGATTTAGCGATAGAGATTTAATTGAAGGTGTATTTACAATACCTGGTAAGACAAAGGCAGTAGAAATATCTCCAGTAAACTCTAATATTATTACTGTTGATTCAACAATCGGATTTCCTGCTACAGGAACTCTAATTAGTGGTTCAAATACAATAAAATATACATCTAAATCAGTAAATCAATTTTATGGATGCACTGGTATAAATCAACAAATAAACAAAGCAGATAATATTAGGGCAAATGAAAGTATTTTTGGATATGAGAATGGAGATTTATCTAAAAGGGTAGATTTAAGAATTACAGGTGTATTATCAGACTTAGTTGAAGTATCTGATATTAAATTAGTTACTGAAGGTGAATTATTATTCTCTAAAAATGTTGGTGAAAAAATATTTAATGATAAGTCTAATTATAAAGAAATTTTTTCTAACTCTTGGAAATATAATACCAGTTCAAGATTTAAGATTGAAAATGATAACGATCCATTTATATTAAAAACTCAAATTGATAAATCATCTATTAAAAAAGGTGATCTATTTGAATTGTTAAGAAGAGATGAACAAGATGTTCAAGCAACCTTCATAGTTAAAGATATTAACTCCAATAATTCAATTAATATAGCTGGTTTATCGACTGTTGCAGGAAAAGCAGGTTTAGTAAGTGGAATTGGTCAAAATTATGATATTCGTCGTGTCATAGAGAAGGTAAGTAGCAGTGGAGTGGAAATAGATGAGGGAAACAATCAATATCTAGCAAATGTATTAAACGTTTATACAGATGGAGATACAGATGGTTATGTTGCATCAAACTCACTGCCAGAATATAACATAACCACAAATATTATAAAAGAAACTTTCTTGGGTGTTGGAACAACAGTTCTAGAGGGTGCCACAGGAAATAAATTTAATTTTATTAATTTTGGAGTAACTGCAAAAGACAGTAGTGGTCAATCTAGAGATATTAAATTTATTCAAGGTGATGCTGTTATCTATCAACCTGATGGAGATCCTATTGTTGGTTTAGATACTGGAAGAGTTTATTTTGTTGATCCTCAACCTGTACCTATAGGATCAAAGATAACCACTGTTGCGTTATATAATTCAAGAAGTCAAATTGGAACCGCTAGTACAATTCAATTAAGTGTTGGTGCATCTGCAGCAACACATGATTTTGTATTACAAAAACATGCAGGTAGAAAATTAAGTGCTAATAAAATTTTACGTAAATTTCCATTATCACAAAACTTATTTGTATCCTCTAAACAAGAAAGACCCATTAATGATATTGGTATATTAGTTGATGGTGTCCAAATACAATCGCCAAATTCTGAAGATATAATTTATTATGGACCAATTGACCAAGTTGATTTAGAAAATAGTGGTTCAGGATATGATGTCGTAAACCCCCCTATCTTAAAGGTAGAGGCACCTGTTGGTACAGGTATAACTGCTTTGATTGAACCAGTCATAGAGGGAACTGTTAAAAAAATATTTGTTGATCCTCAAGATTTTGATATTGAGTCAGTTACAAATATTTCATTAACTGGTGGCAATGGATCTGGTTGTTTACTTGAACCTATTTTAGGTGCTAGATTTAGAGATTTATTTTTTGATAGTAGAAATTTATTTTTTGGTGGTGGTTTAGATTTAGATAATGAAACAATAACTTTTGATAAACCACATAATTTAGCAAATGGTCAAAAATTATTCTATAGAAATGAAGGAAATCCTTCTCTTGGAATAGGAACTGCATATCAAACTGAAAATGATGTAACTGGCACATTGTCTGATGGAGATCCATATTTTGTTAGGGTCGTAAATCCAACAACAATAAGAATTTTTAATACAAAAAATGATTCCATATCAGGAATAGCAGGAATCAATACAATTGGTATAGCGACAGATACAAGAGCTGCAGGTATTCATAAATTTAGAACTGAGTCCGTTAATACATTATTAGATGTAAAGGTTATTAATTCAGGATCTGGATATCAGCATCGTAAATTAAGAGTTAATCCAGCTGGAGTATCAACCTCTTATGATACAATTAATTTTACCAATCATGGATTTTCACATGGAGATATTGTTGAATATTCGCCAACAGTTGGTTTAGGTTCAACAACTCCCAAAAATATAGAAGGATTATCAACAACTAAACAATATCATATTTTAAAAATAGATGATAATTCGTTTAAATTAGCATCAAGTCAGAATAATTTCGAGAGAGGTGAGTTTGTTGATTTAGGGTCAACAGGGACAGGTTATCAAACATTTAATTATCCTGAAATTAAAGTTAACATTCAGGTATCATATGCTACTACTGTTACAGGTACATTTAATATAACTCCATTAGTGACTGGAGAAATTATTGATTCATATTTGTATGATGCAGGAAAAGGATATGGATCAACAACATTAAATCATCAAATAAATCCAAAAGTAGATATATTAAATGGAAAAAACGCAGAATTAAGACCAATAATACAAAATGGTAAAATACAGGATATAATTGTTGCAAATCAAGGGTCTGAGTATAATTCACTTCCAGATATTAATGTAATATCAACTGGAGAGGGTACAGGAGCAATTGTGAGACCTGTTATTGCAAATGGTCAAATTACTGATGCAATCGTTATAAACTCTGGTATAGGATACAGTAGTCTTACCACAACAGTTAAAGTGGTATCTTCTGGTAAAAATTGTAAATTACAACCAAGAGTAAGAGCGTTAAATGTAAATAATAAGGAAAGATTTGGAGAATTTAATTTAGAACAAAAAGAATCTAAATTAGCATTTAATTTATTTGGATACTCACAAGATCGTGCTGACTTTTTTGAACCTGATACCTTTGATAAAAAAGCAAACGGTCAATTTGATAAAGTAAAGACGCATTCACCTATAATTGGATGGGCATATGATGGAAATCCAATTTATGGTCCGTTTGGTCATAAAAATCCCGATGATACTAATTCTGAAAATGTAATCATCAAATCTTCATACAAAAAAGACATAACAAAGGTATTCGATAGACCACCAGGTTTTTCTGAAGGTTTCTTTGTTAATGATTATATATTTGATGATAGTGGTGACTTAGATATTCATAATGGTAGATTTTGTAAAACTCCTGATTTTCCTAATGGTGTGTATGCATATTTTGCCACTGTAGAAATAGATACTAATCAAGGAGGAACTAATAAATTAATACCATCTTATCCTTATTTTATAGGTAACACTTATAGATCTCCCTTTATAACTGAAAATTTATCATTAAATCATGATTTTGATTTTAATAATTCAAATTTGATTAGAAATACTTATCCATATAATGTAAGTGAAGAATTTGCTGACAATGATTTTATAATTGAGTCATATGAGGAAATAAGACAATTAACTAGTGTTGAGTCAGTACATAGTGGATCTATAAATGATATACAAATTTTAGATGGTGGAACTGGGTACAAAGTTGGAGATATTACTGATTTTGATAACACCGATACGCAGGGTTCTGGTTTTAGTGCAGAGGTCTCCTCCATAGTTGGTATTGGCATATCAAAGATAGAAACATCATTAACATCATTTAATAATGCAGTATTTGTATGGAACTCTGACAAACAGGTTCAAGTAAATTATTTTCCATTTTTAGAAATTCAAGATCAAGATGCGATTATTGTATCTGGATTAAGCAGTTCAATAGTTAATTTAACAGGGTCATTTAATGTAGGATTTACATCAGAGACTGTTGGTTTAGCAAAATCAATGGTGGTTGGTAATGTTAATGGTATTGTGCAAGACATATTCGTTAATAATATACCAAATACTGTATCAGTTGGTGGATCATTAAGAATTGGTAAAGGAAATGATAGAGAGACACTTAAAATTCTTAATATTTTTGATAGAAATAAAGCAATAAGAGTTTTTAGACATACAGGAATTGCACATACTTTTGGTTCAGAGATTGATGTATTGACAAATAGTTTTACAATACCAGTTAGAACAGAAAAATTTGAGTCAAGTAAAAATGATATTGTATACTTTAATGCTAAACAATCAGTGGGTGTTGGTACCACAGGTATCGGTCAAAGAGTAGATACATTCATAGGAGATCTTAAAACAGAAGTTGGTCTTATACCAAGAACAATACGTATCCCAAATCATCCATTTGAAACGGGACAAAAAGTAGGTTTATCAACATCTGATATTACTAACCCTAATTCTAAATTAAATGTCTCACCAACCGTATCTCCAAATGATACATTTACACTACCTTTTCAAGGAGAGATAACAACGGATGTCTTTATTATCAAAAAAGATGAAGATCATATAGGAATTGTCACAACTGCTGCAGGTGTGGGTAATACAACTGAAGGTTTATTTTTCTTTAATAATGGAGGAGTAACTGGTATTGGATCTAACTTATATAAATTAACAGCACAAAATGTTCAGGTAACTGGTG